TTGCAAGGCTTTCGGGATAGGTATAGTGTCAGCAGGAGAAACACTGACGGGTGAATTGACCTCTGAAAGAATCGTTATCCATACGAAGAAACAACAGCCGGGAAAGTATTGGAAGAAATCTTTTGCAGAAGTGAATCTATGTGTACCCAATTTAAGCGAGAATGAAGCGAACACAATCCGGCTTAACGAACTTGAAAGAAAGGCTGACAAGCTGCTTGATGATGTAGTAAGCACCTATGACGGTACAACCTATCGTTACTCTATCGAATCAATTGGCGCGGAAGCGGATGCAGCTTTGAAATGCCATTACGTGAATGTGAGAATTTTATTTGAAGTAATAAATGTAAAACTATAAGATTATGATTTCAGCAGTAGGAATAAAAAGAATCTTGTTTGCCGATATTGATAAGGTAACGGCAGACATTACCCCCGAAATCGCAAAGACTTTGATTCAAGCCGCTATCAAAGCGAAAGATGAGGTTTTGAATGTACACGGGGAAACGTGGCAGATTGAGGAAACGGAAGCCTCCGTCACTGGGTACAAGAACCAATTAACGGGAAAGAATTACCGTTACGATGATGTGCCGGGAGAAGTATCGCCCGCTTTCTCTATCGGACAATATGACTGGAAGACCAAGAAAGCGTTCATGGGTGGCGATGTTATTCAGGCAACATCTAAAGATGTAGGTTGGAAGCGTGCTTTGGATAAAGTTATTATCAACAAAGCATTGTTCTGTCTGACCGATGATGATGTCTGGTTCATCTTCCCAAAATGCCGTATTGTTTCCCGTGAAGCCAATACGGATAAGGCAATTGCAATCGCTGTAAAAGGCTTGGTGCAGGAACCGGGAATCGAAGGTGTTTCTTCTGAGTATAACTATGAAGAAGGGCAGATTAAAGCTTTGCAGGCATGAACTACAGTAACCATTGTACCTACTCCTTCCGATGCGACCGTAAAGCTGGACGGTGCAACGGTCAAGTCAAAGCAGGTGAATGCTGGGGCTACCGTTCACTATGAAGTGTCGAAAGTGGGGTACGTCACTCAGTCAGGAGATATTAAAACCACTCCTTCTGAAGTTGATACCACTCTTAAAAAAGAGATAACATTGGTAAAAGCACAAGAGTGATAACCGGGGGATGGATATATACCATTCCCCCTTTTAGTTTAAGAATATGAATCAAGCAGCAAAAACGGTTTCTGATGCTTTGTTAGGGCTGGATTTCATGAATGTGGAGATAGGAGGGATGGTTTATACCATTAAACCTCCTACAATTAAAATTATCTGTCGTGCCATTCATCATTTTTCCAATATCGGCATGACTGGAGATAATGTCATGGAAGCTATTAAAGAGCTTCCTGAAGCTACTGAAGATATGCTGAAAGGTATTTCATGCTTCATCTGCGGGAATGATAGTTTGGTCAAAGAATTGGAGAACGGCACTTTTGAAGAAGTCAAAGATGCCTTGGAAGTCTGTTTCTCTATGATGGATATTTCGGCTTTTCAGTGTGTCAGCTCGATGAGGAACGTGTCGATGCTGGCAGCAAGACCGAAACAGTAGGAAACACAACGTTCTTCGGGCAGATAGCCCATTTGATTGACACGCTGCATCTGAGTTATACAGAAGTGTTTGAGATTATCCCTTATCGGAATCTGCTGATGATGCAACGGGATAAATTACGCGCAGTATATGGTGGTCAGAAGGTGAATAGAATCAGTGGTAAGGAATTGGCTAATCGTAGGAAAAAGAAATAGATATGTCAAAATTATATTTTAAGATAGGTAGTGACTGGGAAGAAGTTGTAAGACTTCGTAATGAAATTGCAAAATTAAAGCAGGAGTTAATGAGCATGGATGGCACGCAGACTCCTGCTGCTTTCAAGGCTTTGAATGCCCAACTTGCTGCATCTAATCAAAGATTGGATGAGTTGGTGACTAATGCAGCCAAAGCTGGAGCAGAGATGGAAACGGGATTCAAAAGGAAAATCTTCGATGCTTCCCAGGCCGTGAATGGATTCACAGAGAAGATTCTTGCTCAAAAAGCGGTAGTTAAGGATATTGAAGCGGATGTAAAACGACTTGGGGATGCTTATCATATAGCATTGAAAAGGAATCCGTTATCAGCAAATAGCAAGTTAGAAGAATATAATGCTGCCCGCAAAGCTCTTGATGAGGAAAAGGCGGCTTTATTTGGACTTACCCAACAACAAGCCGAAGCGCGTCTTTCTGTAAAGAAACTCCGGGATGAATACGCCCTTTACAATGATAATGCTAAGGAAATCGTAGAAAGTAATAATGGTATCACTATTTCTTGGAAAAAAGCATTGGCGGTTATTGGTGGTGCTGGAGTACTGAAAGCATTAGGTGCTGAAATGATTCGTGTACGTGGCGAGTTCCAGGCTGCTGACACTGCTATTGAAACTTTATTGGGAAACAAAGAGAAAGCCAATGCCCTCATGTCACAAGTTCGTGAGTTCGCTAAAATTTCTCCGCTTGAATTTTCTGATGTAACAGCAGCCACGCAGATGATGCTTGGTTTCAACATTGAAGCCGAGAAAGTTCCCCGTTATCTACAAGCTATTGGCGATGTTTCTATGGGGAACACACAAAAGTTTAATTCTATGACTTTGGCATTCTCTCAGATGTCCGCTGCCGGTAAACTTATGGGTCAAGACCTCAATCAGATGATTAATGCAGGATTTAATCCTCTGCAAATCATGTCTGAAAAGACCGGTAAGTCTATCGCTACCCTCAAAGATGAGATGTCTAAGGGGGCTATTTCCGCAGAAATGGTTCAGCAGGCATTTATAGATGCTACTTCCGCTGGTGGTCGATTCTATCAGATGTCCGAAAACGCTTCAAAAGAGATAAACGGTCAGCTTTCTATGATGCAGGATGCGATGGATAGTGTTCTCAACGAGTTAGGTGAGAAATCGGAAGGTGTAATTATGGACGGCATTCAGATGACTGCTTCTTTGATTGAAAACTACGAAACAGTCGGCAAGATACTTGCTGGATTAGTAGTTACTTATGGCGCATATCGTACTGCTGTAATGCTTACTACTATCGCAACGAGCAAACACACGATAGCCGAGATAGCCCTTACCAATGCCCGTGTACTGGCACGGAAAGCACAAATGGCTCTCAATGCGGCAATGCTTACCAGTCCTTATGTTTTGCTGGCGACTGCCGTTGTAGGGCTTGGTGCGGCCATGTGGTCGTTATCCGATAATACAACGTCAGCAGAACGTGCTTTAGATTCATATAACAAGAAAATAGAAAAACTCAACACGGACGAGGAAGAAAGGAAACGTACTTTGGAGGATCTTGTTAGTACCATTAATAGCGAGGTGGAAGCCGATACTACTAAACTCAAAGCCCTGAAAGACATTGAGGAACTATATCCGGCACTCTTTAGGAAATATGTTGATGAGAAAGGTCATATACAAGATTTGACAGGTTTTTGGAAAGCATATAATGAAGAGGTCGTAAAATCCAGAACACAGTCAAAACAGGCTATAGTCGAATCTTTGGAACAACAGGTAAAGAGTGCGGAATGGGCTTATAATTTAGCTAAAAGGGAAAACAACCGTTCCGAAATGAAGGTTCAGGCACAGCGTATCGAAGACCTGAAGAATGAATTGGCAAACGCAAGAAAAGATGTCTTGTCAGAAATCAATACCCAATTGGAAGTTGAGAACAGACAGGAAACACAAGAAACTACATATCAAGAAGATTTGGCAAATGCTAAAGTCGAATGGGAGAAAGCGAAAAAAGGGTATGAAGCATTAATCAAAGATCAGACGGCTACATCGAAACAGGTGAAAGAAGCCAAAGATAAGATGGAAACATCCGAAAAGGCATACAAGGAGCTGGGAGGAGTAACCGGAAGTTCATTGACCAGACAGGAAAATCTGGCGAAGAAGCAGAAGGAGAATCAGGAAAAGTTGGATGAAGAACTTCTTTCCATACAGCGCAAGAACCAGCAGGATGAAATTTCATTGATGGAGGACGGAGCAGAAAAGAAGCTTGCACAAATAAAAGCCGACCATGAGGCGCAGAAGCAAGCCATTGAAAAGCAGATGGCAGAACTTGCCAAAGTAAATAAGGAAGCTGGAAACACGAGCATAAATTCCAATGGTCTAACCGCAGAGCAACAGACGGAGATTGATAAAGCAAATGCTCTGAATGTTGAATCACGCAAGAAAGCTGAAGAAGAGGTGTACCGTGCCGAAGCAGAGGCAATGCGTGACTATCTGAAAGAATATGGTACATTTCAACAACAGAAACTTGCTATAGCCGAAGAATACGCCGAAAAGATACGCAATGCACAGAGCGAAGGCGAAAGACTGTCTTTGGAAAGACAGAAGGATTCTGCCGTTCATCAAGTTGATATGAGTGCTTTGTCGCAGAAAATTGACTGGGGGGCTGCTTTCGGGGATTTGACAGGATTGCTTGGTGAACAGATGAAAGATCTTCTACGTGAGTTAAAAATATATGTAAAGACTGACAAATTCAAGGAATCAGATGAAACCGACAAGAAGACTGTTTATGATGCCATTGAAATGATTGAAGGAATGCTCCCCGGTGGAGATGGTACCCTTAACTTCAAGCAGCTTCAAGAACAGATGGTTCAACTCGGTAATGCTGTGACAAAGGTAAGGGATGCGGAAGTGCAACAAAATCTTGCATACGCTAACTTGAAAAAGGCGCAGGAAGATTATGAAAAGGCCGTGAAAGATGGTAATGAAGCTGAAATTCAGAAGAAAAAATTAGCTGTTGACATTGCCAAGTCTGGAGTGACCGCCGCCGATTCAAATTACAGAGATGCAACAAACGAATTGCAAAATCTTGGTGAGGGTGTGAAGAAATCCTCAAAAGATACCATCGAGGGATTGAACGCAGTGGCAAGCGGATTGCACGGCTTTGCAAGCGGAACTCTGAAAGGTTCTTTTGAGGGGATTCAAAATATGCTTGACGGGCTGTCAAAATTGAATATCGGAGGTAAGATTGGCAGTGCCGTTGGGAAAATATCAGAAACACTTTCAAGTGCAGGGGTTATAGGACAAATTATTTCTGCTATACTTTCTATTCTTGATATATTGAAAGATGGCATAGGTTCTCTCGTTTCTTCAATCATAGATACAGTTCTTAACGCAGTAGATGGAATTTTGGATAATATTCTTAGTGGGGACATATTTGTTCAGATATTCAGTTCTATTAAGAACGGTATAGGTAATATCCTTAATACAGTAACTTTCGGTGGGTTTAGGTCTTGGTTTGGTATTGGCGGTAATAAAAAAGAGGTCGAAGAAGCCATTAACAGGTTGACAGACCGTAACGAAACGTTACAAACTGCCATTGAAGACTTGACTGACGAAATGAAGGCAAGCAAGGGAACGCAGTCTGTTGCCGCATACCGGGATGCTTATAAGTATCAAAAAGAAACTATTGATAATTACAAGCGTATAGCGCAGGAACAAGCACGTTATTCTGGTTCTCATCATAGCTGGAATTACTATTGGGGCGGTTTTTCTCAGGAACAGATAGACCGTCTGAGCGGCAAGATTGGCCGTGATTGGAATGGTGATATCTGGAATCTTACCCCAGAAGAAATGAAAATGCTTCGTGAGACAGTCGATATGTGGGAAACCATTCAGAATACCGGCAAAGGTGGATACGGTGACCGTCTGACTGATAAGTTGAATGACTATATTGATCAAGCTGGTACGTTGGAAGAACTGACGAATGAACTTTACGAGGGTCTGACTGGAATGTCATTTGATTCTATGTATGATAGTTTTGTTGACAATCTTATGGATATGAAATACGATGCGAAGGCAGCATCGGAAGATATATCAGAATACTTCATGCGTGCCATGCTTTCCAATAAGATTGGTGAGTTATACAGCGAAAAGTTGGAGGATTGGTGGAAAAAGTTTGGTGCCAGCATGGAGGATAACGAGCTGACCGAAGAGGAAAGGAAAGCCTTGCAAGATGAATATATGCAGTATGTTGACGAAGCCATGAAATTACGTGACGAGCTTGCTGCCGCAACCGGATATGACAAGATTTCACAGGAGTCCTATTCCCAATCTTCTTCATCAAGAGGGTTCGGCACTGAAATGACACATGAAGATGCAGGAGAACTAAGCGGTAGGTTTACAGCATTGCAGATTGCAGGAGAAGAGATAAAAAATCAGAATATTATTCAATCTCAATCACTTAATCTACTGACAGTAAAAGCAGATGCTCTACTTTCCATAAATACGGAAACAAGAAATATTGCTGATGATACGCGAGATTTGATAGCACAATCTTATCTTGAATTGGTACAGATTTCAGAAAATACAGGGGCAATCGTCAAACCTATTCAACAGATGCAAAGAGATATAGCAGAAGTTAAAAAGAATACAGCAAAATTATAGTCTATGGATGAATTATTAATTAATGGCGAAAACGCTTATACAACATGGGGTGTGAGAATGGGAGAGGGGTTTCTTGATGTTATTGGGGCATCCGTTCCCATGAAGGATTTTATTGAGAACAAAAGCCGACTTGAACATGGGAAACGGGTAATAATCAATAATCCTAAAGTCGATGAGAGGGAAATAACTCTTTCGTTCACTATCGAGAGTAATTCTCAGTCTGATTATCAAGCAAAGAAGAAAGCTTTCTTTGATGAACTGTATAAAGGTGTGGTTGATATTCAGATTCCTGCTAATAGTAGCGAGGTTTACCATCTTATTTATACTGGCAAGAGTGTCACTTACGCACAGAGTTTAGACCGAACTTTCGGAAAAATTTCAGCCAAGTTTAACGAGCCAAATCCGGCAAACAGAAGCTAATTCACGACATTGGTTTTATTGTCGTGTATGTGAGTGCTCAAAATTGGGCACTCTTTTTTTTATCCCCGAACTTTGAAGACATGGAACAAATCGACATCAAAGACANAAAAGGACGAGCGCGATCTTACATTACAGATAAACCTGACAGCCCCTGATAAAGATACATTCTTTGCAAGGTATGACAGCTTTTGTAATGAGTTGGATAAAGGAATACTTGAAATAAAGACAAAGTATCAGCCCAATATAGTTTACAGGACTATTTATATTTCCTGTAACCAGTTCAGCCAATTCATGCAAGGCATAGGAAAATTCGTGCTGAAGCTGAATGAGCCTAATCCCAATAACAGAAATTCCCCTTGATATTATATTTGATTTTCAAATAAAATATATACTTTTGTTCAGCATTGTGTAAAGGCACACAAAACTTAATTATGGAACAAATCGACATCAAAGACATATCCGGTGCTATCCTGCTTACAACTTTGATCAATGAAGGCTGCAAGCGTAAGTTCACTCTGATGAAGGAGGACTACATCATGTTAAAGTTCTCCTTAGAGAATCCCATATATTTCAAACTTGGCTCATACGTGGAATGTAACTTCGGATTGTTCGAGGTGTGCGACTTGCAGAAGCCCGCATTCAACACCAATACCGCCGGCTACGATTACGAATTAAGACTTGACGCCTACTACTGGAAATGGAAAAACAAAATCTTCAAATATACCCCGGAGACGGCCGGACAGGAAGCGTCCTGGAACCTGACCGCCCCGCTTGACGTACAAGCCGGTATAGTCCTTAGAAATTTGAAAGCTCTTGGTTACACATACAAAGGACAGGATTTTGTTTTCTCCATTGATTCCACAGTCGAAAACAAGTCCCAGTTGATGAGTTACGATAACATCAACATCCTTGACGCTTGTTTTGAGATGGCGAAGAAATGGGATTGCGAATGTTGGGTGACTGAAAACATCATCCATTTCGGGCGTTGTGAGT